GACTCGTTAGTATAAATCTCAGCATGCTGATTTTCATACCTTTTATATTCCAAGCCGAACAGTGCGTTCAAACCTGGCTCTAGTTCTTTCACTAGTTGTGATCGTGATATTGCCATATTTGTTCTCCTATTCTAGCTATTAAGCGTCCCTTCCATTAATGTAATGGTTAGCGGCGCTGTTCATAACGACAACGATATTAGCACCAGCTGCTGTTAGATCTTCATTATCTGGATCTTCTGCAGATCTCACGATTTTGAACATCGCTGTTACAGCTTGTGTACCAGTATCAAATGTTGCTGTTGATTGTCCATCCTTGGCATCACCAGCGGCAAAGTCATTCATATTGCCGTTTAATCCGAATAATGCTTGTCCGCAAGCGGCATCCGTTTTTACAATATACTCTTGCATTGGATCATCGTTTACGAAAGCAACTCCGTTTGTGCTACCAGTGTTTGGGTTTGTTCCAAATGTAGCGCTTGCTGCTACTGAATTTGCGAACGTTGGTTTGCTTGTAGTGCCATCTATAAAGAATACACCATTGTGCACACCGACTAAAAGTGCATCGTTTGCACTTGTGAAGTCGATTCCACCATCGTTACCATCATCAGTAGTAGAGAAGCCTGAATCTTGGATAAAACCAGTGTCGCCAGCAAGCTGGATTGACGCCGGATTATTCTTGAAGATTCCTACACCTAGACCGCTTTTGATTGCGTACTTTGATTGACCTTGGATTGAAGCTGTATTGCCCAATCTCATAGCTGCTCTAAGTCCGAAACCAGTTGTGCTTCTATTAGCCATAGTTGTTTCTCCTTATGTACCTACCCCCGAAAGGGCCTCCAGTACGGTTTAATTTATCGATGATATTTAAAATTACTTTTTCGTACCACCGAAGGTTACACGGGATTGCCTTTCAACATTGATAGGCATCCTACTATCCTGCTCCTTCATTAGATCGTTTTGCACTGCTTCGTTTCTGTCTTCATGACGTTTAGTCATGTAGTCTTGACGTTGCTTCGCGATCTCGACAGGTACCTTCGCAAGAAGAAGGCCGCCAACCCCAATCACTCCCTTGTATTTGCCCTCATCGAGGACTGGATAATCACTGGCATTTTCAACTTCCTCGGCACGAACTAACTCATAACCTTCTCTTAATCTTCCAGTTATGTTTTTCGTATCTTGGTAGCCTACTACCTCTGCTCTTATCCATCTATACCTGAATCCATCAGGTGCAGGGGGTGCATCTAGAGATGATGGTGGAACCCACACTTTAGGTCTCTCAGATTTTGACCGTGTCTGATTCGCACGAGAAGTTTTGTTTTCTTTTTCCATGTTACGCTCCTTCCGTGTTTTTTAATTGTTTTGCGTATTCTTCGAGTGGCACACCTAATTTTTTCGCTATTGCGACCTGTGATGATGTGAGTCTCACAGTTTTGCGACCAGGCTTTACGCTTCTTTTAGCTGAAGCCACTGTCTGAACAGGGGCGGCCGATTGCTTTTCATCAGTTTTACCAAATTTATGCGGAAAGTCAACTCTGATTCTTTTGTCAACCTCTGCATAATACTCATCAGAACTTGGATCGTACCCTTCTTTTTCAGTAAGATCCTTATGTATCTCAAACGCGGTGTAAGTCATAGCTCTGTCAGTGCCAAACCATGAGTTCTTTGCAGCCCATGCTTCAGCTCTTGGATCCGTATTAATCGAATCATCCATAGCTGGTTGATTTATCTGACCACCTTGAGAAAGGTTTTGCACAGGTTTCTCTGCCTGCACATTTTCTCTTCCCTCTTTTGCAGCTTCTAACTTTGCATTCTCAAATGCGAGAGTTGCAATTCTTTTGTTAGCAGCAACTTGAGCCTCTGCATTACCAGCTTCGATAGCTGCCGCTAATTCTTTTTGTGCAGCTTCTAATCCTGATGATATGGTTGTCTCAAATTTTTTGATATAATCAGAATCTGTTTTTTTAAATTTAGATTCTAATTGTTGTCTTTTTTCTTCTACACCTTTGGCGTAATCAAGAGCAGCTTTTTCCCTTCTTTCTGCTTCTCTCATCTTACGAGTTAATTTCGCAATACGAGCTTGTACACCTTTACTGTAGTCTTCTAACTCACTATCTTTTTTTTCGTCTAACTTTGTTTCTCGTTCGTTTTCAAATGTCTTATCTGTTTCTTTTTCCGTTGCTTCTGTTTCTTGTTCCGGCTGTTCGATTACAGCTTCGTCTTTTTTTTCTTCAATATCCACTGTAGCATCAGGTCCTGATGTATCGATGGGTACCATTTTATTTTCTTCGTCTGGCATAGTTACTCCTTCCTATGTTTAGAACTCATGCAAGATGTCCTCTGGACTATCAATTGTTGCTAACACTTCATCGTCGTTTAGCAGACGCATTTCCCCACCATCTATTTTGATTCGACTACCTGCATAACGTGCAAACATAATCCAATCTTTTACTTTACACCATGGACCATCAGGATATCTCTCTTTATCCTTATAACAATCTGGACCCATGGCCATAACTAATCCTACTTGTGAAGCGACTTGTTGCTTTTCTAATGTAGTTTCAGCTAATACTAATCCACCTTTAGTTTTTTCTTTCATCTTAAAAGGCAAAACTAAAAGTCTCCAACCCGTAGGTTTTGGTAATTTTGGTTCTTCTGTTTTTGACGGTTTTACACCAACAAGTTTATTGTTTGGTTTTAATATCGATGACTGTTCCTTCATTTTGCTCCTTATCTTCTAGCAGGTTAGAGAGTTCCTGTCTTGTTGCCTCTAGGGCGTTTATCTGTCCTATTATATACTGATACTTTTCCATATTGTCAACACCTCCTGATGTAACTGTTATAGATAAAGCCTCTGTTCTAGTATTAATAAATTTAATTAATCTTTTTATTACGCTTTCTAATTGCATTATCTTTCTCCTAATTTAATTTTAAATTTATGCACACGATTACGTGCATTTCTCTCCATTTTCTTATCTTTCTTTTTTAGAGCTTTGCCCACATCTCTTCTTGCAGACATTAAACCTTTTACGAGTTTCTTTTTATAAGGTCCCTCTTTTAGGTCTGATACTCTATAAGACTTACCATTAAACTTTTTTCGTTTTTCTGATAACATCTTTTCCTTTTTTAAAAATACTAGCCACTTTAGATTTACCCATAACTTTAGCTCGTTGTTCACCTACTGTTAGTATTTGTATTTTTCTAGCAAATGGTTTGCTGATACGTTTAACTTTTGCAACAGTTGCTCTTGCATCTGCTGGTGTTGCAAATTTTATACGGACGGTATCTTTAGGATTTTCGTCCGTATAAAGTCTACGTCCAGAACCTTTTGGTTTTTTACCTGTACCTACTTTTGGATCCGCCACGTTTCATCTCCTTAATATGCTTCTCTATAATTTTACTTTGTTTTTTATGTAAACCAGAAGCTTTCTTTAGTGCTTTCGCAACTTTTTTTATTTTCTTAACCATTATGCTTTTTTCTTCTTTTTTTTCTTCTTCATTAGGTATGCTTTTAAACCTGGGTTTAATTTAGCCATACCACCTTTTTTCATCATGGGTTTTTTCATCATTCCACCACCCATCATTTTTGGTTTTTTCATTCCTGGCATTATGTTCTCCTTTTCTTTGTTTTAGACGGTAATAAACCTTTATTAACAGCCCTAGCTCTTTCACTAAAACCTAGTTTTTTACCTTGTCTAATTTTCTTTTTTATTGTTGCTACTTTAGCGACCATTAACATTTCCATCTTCTACGAGCTTGACGCAATCTAGAATTAGGATCTTTAGCAGCTTTAGGAAATTTTTTCATTTGTCCAAGTGATCTTGCACAAAATGATTTACGTCTTTTAGCAGCTTTTGATCCTGGTTTGACTTTGCCAGTGACCGCTGTTTTTAATTTAGAACCTGGATTTAATTTTCTATAAGCTTTAACTCCAGCCTCTGTCATTCCAGCCCCTTTTTTAGTGGGTCTAAAATTTTTTTTATTTCTTGGTGGCATGGTGCCTTTTGCTGCAGCTGCCCTGCCATCAGGAAAATTTCCATAATATTGTTTTGGTTCACCAAATCTTAATCCATAGTCATTTCTAGACATACATCGATCTCCTTGCCATAAAACCACCACCCATAGCTTTTTTTCTTTTTGCAAATGTTTTAACGTTTGTTGGTTTACCACCAACACCCTGTGCCACCGCTCTTTTTCTTTGCACTGCTGATCGTCTTTGGCTTTCAGTCATACGTCTTGCTTTTGCAAGTGGGACGCATTTTGGATATTTACGTTTTGCATCTTTCTTTTGTTTTGATCTTCCACACTTTGAGAAAGATCCATCTTTCTTTTTACTTCCTATATCTACCCACTTCTGGGCAAACCATTTATCAAGTCCGTTCTTTGCCATGGCATTAAGAATTCTTTCCGATAGCGTCTCTGTTTTGTCCTCTTTTGGCTATTTTGCAAACAGAGCCACCCATACCTAGACCCTGTCTTTTTAATCTAGCAGTTGCTTCCATTAATCCACCCTCGGCTTTGCTGCCTCTGAAATCTTTTCTCTTTAAACCAGATGGATCTTTAATTTTACCTGCACAAATTTTAGAAGCATAGGCGTTAGCATATGCTGACGGGTATACTTTGAATTTTCTTTTCGCTGCGGCCTTACCTCTTGGACATAATTTAGTCATTATTTTTTCCTCGCTGTTTGTGCAGCTCTTTTAAAGTTCGCTGCAGTTGGTGCACCCTTTGCACCTTTCTTTCGCATCTTACCACCACGTTTTCTTTTAGCATGTATGTTTGCATATAAACCTGGTTTAGCCATTAGGATACACCACCTTTTTTAAAGTATCCCATTTTTCTAACAACATCAGGTCTTGCTTTTTTTAATTTAGCTAACCCTTTTTGTTTTTTTGGATCTATTTTTTTTAATCCTTTTTTTGAACCAAATGCTTCTTTTATTTTTTCAACATTTGTTTTTGGTTTTGGAGTGCCTTTACTGTAACCCATTCTTTTACCCATGAATCCACCACCCATTTTTTTATTTTTATTTCTTTGTTCTTCAAGTTTTTTCTTTTCTTGTTTAATTCTAAATACAGTATTGTCTAATTTTACTTCGGAAGTTTTTCTTGCTCGTACTGCACGTCTTAAATCTCTAGCACTTTTTTCTGCTTTTGTTGTAGGTACAAATGGATCAACTTTAGTTATAGTTGGAGAAGTTTTTTTAAATCCACCACCAAATAATTCTATAAGTTTTTTACGCATTATTTTTTGCCTCCGTTTCTAAAAATCTGTGTACCCTTTATACCATATATCGACGCCACGACAAGGATCCACAAATTGGTAAACCATGACGGGAGCTGCGAGAACATCTCGAAGAATAATTTTACCTTGTCCATAGCAGTTGGGTCGTCCGATATAACTGCATATGCGAGCACCAACACGGGTAAACTTAAAATTATTAAAACTGCCTCGTCTTTCCAGTCCGATTGTCGGGCTTCTAACAATTTTCCCTGGTAAGCTTCCTCACCTCGGGCCATACGATCAGCATGTAAGAGTTGTGCCTCTGACATTGCCATTTTCGTCTTCTGTTTGTTAGCGTC